CATCAGAAAACAAATTGATACAGAAATTCAAAAAGGGAAAGTTAGACCAGATGCCATTTATGGTATACTTCAACAAATTATCGATCACATCGAACCACCAGCACCAGCACCAGTCGCTAAACCAGCACCAGCACCAGCACCAACCCCAGCACCAGCCGCTAAACCAGCCGCTAAACCAGCAGTAAAGAAAATTGTTTCACCAACTAAAAAAGCTCCAGTTAAAAAAGCTGAATAAATTTAAAACCTTTGTTGTACAGACATTGGTACCTGCATAGGTGTAGGTACATTTTTACGCTTTAATAGATAAAATCCACTTCCAAATAATAGAATTACTGTAAGAAGGTAATAAAGTGGATATTTTTTCTTTTTTTCTTTTTCCATTTTATCAATATCCTCCTTATCTGGAAGCTTTTTAACATTTACGTTAAGTTCATCTATCTTCCCGATAAGTTTATGTAAAGCCTCAAGAATTTGAACTTCTTTGTTTATAGGTTTTTCTTTTACGTCTATTGTCGTAACTTCTAATGTCATGAACCATTCCGAATCGGGTTGTAGTTTTACATAATCACCATCACCCTGTTGTTCATATATTTCAAAATCGAGTTTTTTAATCGATATAGGGTTAAATAAAGATGTCGGTCTATTAAAAGATTTCCACTGTTTATCGTGTAGTTTTAAATTACTAGAACCGTCAAATGATCTTTCCAAAGGTATGCGTGCAAACACTTCACCCTTTCGTTCGTTTAGAATCTGTGCAACTTTTGGTACGTCTTCGCATATAATATCTAGGTATTTTGCACCATTAGATGTACCAGAACTACTTGTACCTACCTGTGTTACATAAAAATCAACAACCTTTAAACCACATACCTTACTTATATCGGTTATATGTGTATTAGATGAAAGTTCGAGGTTAAAAGAAAAGGTATTATTTGTACCTGTAACAAAATTTGAATCTATTGTTATATACTGAATCTTTTTAGGTAACTCCTGGAGTGAAACCATATTATAATTAGTATATAAAAAAATAAACATAAATAATAGCATGTTTTCGTTTTACTCTAGTATATCTCGCTTATTGGGTTCAAATACACAAACATTAAAACCAACAGAATCTCATGTATCATTCCACCCAGATGTTATGAATAAAGAAAATATATACTCTGATATGATGTTATCACCAAATTTTTCTACGAACAAGATTGTATCAAAAAATGATACCGGTGAGATTGTTATTTTAGAATATTTGAAACATGATAAGGAATTTGTTCATTATAGACCTAAGTATTTCAAATATAAATAAAGAAATAAAAACAATAATAGATAAATGAAATGGACTACATGCACTTACACACTCACGACTACAAAATCGCTTTCTGTCAAGCGACAAATGAACTCTGTGAAGACGTTCAAAGGATTATATGGGAAAAATCTCAAAAATACGAATACGAAAACCTTGTGTGTCCAGGAGCCCCGGAAAAACAATTACGAAATACACGATTCTCAAAAGAAAGACTCGAAACTTTGGCCAGAAAATGGAAAGAAAAATGGGGAGAGCCAACTTTATCAACGTATGAAAACACTGGCATATGAAGAGTTTTGTTACGACGATTTTAAACGTGAAGAATACGATTCGTATTCATTAGTTTTATACAGAACAATGTTGAATGAACTAGAATACGAAAGGCGTAATTTGAAATACATAAACCTTTTCGGTGAAAAATGGAGAAAAATGTCTAGAAAAAAAGACAATTTTACACACGAAGATAGATTAACTGAAATTCAAGTTCGTATATACGAATCAGTTAACAGATGTGAAGAATTTCTCAATAAAGAACGCGAATTTAAAAAAAAATATTTTAACGATGAAAATATTAACATCGATATCACATATTAGATACTTAAACGAATAAATTGTAATGTATAGTAATTAATGTTAAATATAATAAACCCTACACAAAAAACACTTAGAATTTCGTGTCCAGTTAAAAGAAAAGAAGGTATAGCAGAATATGAACAAATAAAGACTAAAATTAAAAAAACGACTCTGAGATACGGAGCTGCGATCTCGACGTACCATTTTATTTTTCATACACCTGTTGATGGTATATCTGCAAGTTTAGGTACAATAGCATCGTGTATATACGTAGATTCGCTTTCATCTTACGTCGATAATATTGGAAAAACACCGGGTTTAAATAAAAGGTTATTAGTACCTACATTTCTTGCTTTAGGAGAATCGGTATGGAATTCCTCGAGTTTACCTTTTGATTTTAACATGGGTGCGACACTTTTTGGATTCTTAGCGTATAAAATGGCCTTTTATCAAATAGTCGCAGAGGAAATATTAATAGCTAATGAAGACCTAAGTGATATAGATAACATGTAAAATATAAAAAATATAAAAATGTCTGTCTTTTATCAATTGTTAAAAAATACCACTGATCTTGAACAGGTCGTGGAAATGGATGAACTTTTCTCTACTATCGCAAGTGATGGGAAACTGGATATGGAAATTTGGGGTCTTAAACCCAATGAAGATTTCCCTATTGAGTGTAACCCTAAGGAATTCAATTATATTGGTTACATTGGTTTGAGTAAAATCGAAGACCGTGACGATATTCGTTTCATTGAGTTTATTCACGAAAACAAAGGGTGTAGTGGTATTATTGAACCATTTATCGATATGGTTTCGAAAAAGTTATCTACAAATAAAAAAGATACGATTCTTATTCCTCGCGTTGTTCGTAGCAATAAGAGTGATTTCTGGACTAAATATTTGAGTAAATACTTTACCGATATTAAATCGGGTGAAAAATTTATTATGAAAAATAAATTATCTCACAAAGATTTACATTGGAATGAGCTTACAAAAACTTTACCTTCTAAGCCCGATGAAACTGTGAACGAAGACTCACAAAACACCATGGTTAAATAAAATGTAATCATACTTAAACAATTAGACTTTTAATATTATATATACAAACACAAACACAATGCCTTATCTCACACAAGAATTATTAAAAAACTGTACGTCCCTCATTAAACTTAACCATTTAGGCGATCTATGTTCCGATCTTTGTGGCTATAATACAGAAGTTTATGGTCTAAGAGCGGAATTTGGGTACCCGGAACATTTAATTTCAAAAAACAATAAAAATTACATTGCATACATTGGTATTCACAAAAAAAAAGTAAAAACTTCTTACGGTGAAGCACATTTCGTCACATTTTTTCACGAACCTAAAGACTATAGATCTGAAAAAGAAATTGACGTTGTAAACTACATGTATAATATTTATATGGATGAAAAAACGGAAGAATTGTTTGAAGATGATAACGATTCTAACGTTGAACTTTTTCCGTATAAGATAACTCGGAATAAACTTGGTTATTGGAAATGGTTATTTGAAAACGATTGGGGTGTTTCGGATAAAATCGATTTAGACAACTTAATCGATGATTATGAAATCCAAGGGTATGTTAAATGGGAAGAACTTTACGATATTTTACCTGAAAATATCGATGACGATACCATTCACGATTTCGAGAGTGAAGATGAAGAAGAAGAAATCGATAGCGAAGACGAAGAAACGGATGAAGATATCGAAGAAGGTGAAATTTTGAGTGAATACGAAGCTTAAGTTAAAATAAAATAAAAAAAATAAATAAAAACGAAAAAATGCGTCCAAATTGTCCTTACGAAAAATGTTATTGCAGAGCCGGTAAAAATGGTTTTTGTTTAAAACATAAAGAAATCGGTGAAGCTATAGAAGCTTTACTTTTACTTTCAAAATCGGTAATTAAAAAATAAAATATAATACTTAGTAATAATGTCGAGTGTTAATACACTTCATAAAATAATGACATTTATAGATGAACATTCAGATAGTATATCTGAAGGTGATTATTTAGACATGTGTAATAAATTAAGCGAGGTGTATAAAAACGAACAAACAAATACGTATAATCGTAACCGTGTATTACCTCGAAGCTTACAAAATGATCCTTATGATACTATATACGAAAGGTGTATGGTACTCGTTAGAAAAAGAAAAGAAATTAAAAAATTATTCAAACAAACAAAATTAAGACACCGTATAACTTCTCGTTTCAAGATAGAAGCACTTACTGCATATTGTAGCGCCTTAAATTTACCTTTATGTGTTACTATAGAAGAATTACAGAGTATTGGTCACGCTTCTAATAGTAAAGAGTTTTTCACAGATTATATGCGTATAATTAATGAACACACAAGAGGTTTACAGAATGGTTATATTGTAGAATTAGACAATATCGAACTCGAAATGGAAAACATTTGTAATTTTATGAATGCAAATAATAGAATTATAGATGCATTTTATGATATAAATGTGAATATACCAAACCTTAGTTGAGTTTTTTATTATTTTTTTTTAAGATATTAAAAATGGATGAACTTACAAATTTAATGCGTCTTATTGACTTGAATTCCGAGATAATACCTGAGGGAAATTATCTCGAAATGTGCAACTCGATAAAAAAGGTACACGAAAGCCTTTCAAATCCGAATTCAAATTGCGATTCTGAATCTGAAGAAGATACTGACGAAGATTTTATTATGAGAGAAATAATGACCGATAATACTCTTGTACCGCCCGTACCATTTTCTACTGAACGTAGACCACATCCTTATAGATATTACGAGGAAAGCGACGATGACGATGATAACGTTTTCGCACCCGAACCGGATGAAAGAGAAGAATTGTTAAATTATGTTAACTCTCTAATAATACCACCTATAAACGTACCTAGAATGATTAATGAAATGGATAGAAGACGAAGTATAAACCGTGAATTCGACGAAGCTGAATTACGGAGATTGGATGAAAGAATAACGAAGACACAGAGAACTATACGTAACACAAAACCAAAACAGAGAATTACTGTAAACGTCCGTAAAGAAGCTGTTAAAAAACGCGCGGAAGAACTTGGTATACGATTGCCAAGATACACGATCGGGAATCTGTTAGATAAAGGACACAACGTAGGGAATGAAAGAGAATTTTACAAATCCTACCTTGCTCAATATAACGAGGAAATTGAACATAAACTACAAGATTTAAACGACGATTTATTTGAACTTCTTAGAGACAAAGATAATCTTTTAGAAGAGATGAATTCTAACGTAGACTAAACTATTTAAATATAATTTTACACCATTTTTCATTTATATTACCGAAAGGCGAGTATTCAAACAATAAATGTATTAACGCACCCGCAATAATTAACACACCTGTACCTTTATACACAAATTTCATAAGACCCATGACCAAAAGTTGTAACATCAAACCGATAAAAAGCGCTTCCATGAGAACTGTAGTAACAGGACGAACGTTCATTTATATTTATCAAATATTTTATCTCCTGGTATATAAAATGATACTCGTGGTTCTTATCATTCTATTATTCATTTTACTTCGATGGTATACTAATAATTACGAAAAATATGAATTAGGTACAGACTCGTATGATATTCAAGTTAAACCGGTAGAAATTCTAGATGTTGAATATGAAACGTACCATTTAAGGTTTAATCCTGATAAGCAGACTTGGGATCTTTACCAAGGTTCTTCACAAGACTACGTTAAGGATACTACACTTATCTCATTTGAATCTATTTTTACTGTAAAATATAAAAATATATTGGATGGTAAAACGGGTAAAAGTAAACAAGTTCCTAGTTATGAGTATACGTATGAATCTCTTTATTACAATTATATATTAGAGGAAACCGGTGATGTAGAAAACCCAATACTAAAATTTTCACGTGTATTTTATTGGGGTGAAGTAAGATTATTTTTTCAAGTTCCATTGAATGATTTGTATGTACCTATAGACCCACCAACTTTTGATACTAGTATATCTAACACGGGTTTAGATGTTACCGCAAGTTTTACGAATGTTACAAAACCCAATCCTAAATATACTGTATCTATACACGACAAAACCACTGGTAACGAGATTATTTCGTATACACTTAATGAAGAAAGTATAGGAGAAACTTTTAGTTTATATTGGAAGGAAAATTCACCAGGTACTAAAAAATATACCGTTAAACTTAACGGTCGAACACATAGTAGCGATCACGAAATTAAAATAGACGGTGACGATAGCGGTGGTATTTATAAAATAAACAAAATCAATTTTAAATGGAATAATACTAACGGCGTAAACGAAACTGTTGAGAAATGGGTAATCGTTGTTAAGAAGGATGGGTATGCACCATTAGAAACGAAAAACATTGTAAAAGATGGTACGGATTTTTTCAAAAATTTTACGGATACACCTAACGTTGAATTACTAAACGGTTACGCGTTTAAATCCTCGGATGATATATCAGGTATCAAAATATACTTATATTACGTCGATAAAAATGGTATTAAGACACTTTTATCTACTTCCGAGGATTTAAAATTGAATAGAGAAGACTTTAACATGGAAATATCTAAAGGTTTTAAACCGTTAGCGGTAAGTGAAGACACTTTTACATCAAGAACGTGGGATACTGATATATACACTGATCATAACAAAGACTGTGTCGCCGAATTTGTTAAAAATGAAGATGAATATACATGCGATGATAATGCAGATTATAAGTGCCAAAACTGGAAATATACTATATCAGTACCTGGTATAGGTGAAGGCATACCATGTGTAAAAGACAACAATGAGATTATTACTGTGAATTGGCCTAGTGTCAATACTTTAATAAACTATTCATCGTTTGGCGACATAACTGACGACGATAAAAATCCTAATGAAACCGGAGCATTGGTAGACGATCCCACAATGTACGTAAAATCCTTTGAAGAGTACCGTAACGTCGACGGAAACAATCTTGATTGTATAGGTTCTTGGAAAAGAGACGGTGAACTAACTGAAAATTGCGAAGAAAAAGAGTATTTAACATGTCAAGATTGGAAATATAAAGTTACGAGACAAAAAACGGGTACGGGTAAAGAATGCGATAATAACGACAGTGATGAACTTACAGTAAAATACCCGTCATCTGATGCCATGACACTTTACTTACCACCTGATGATATTGTCAAATGGGAAACCGTCGATGATTTAAACCCTAATAAAACAGGAGCGTTGATCGGTAGTTCCGACATGTATGTAAAACCCTTTGAAGACTATAAAAATAGTTATACTTCTACAGAACCGGGAATACAAAAAGAACTAAAAATTAAGGAAAGTGATATACATAGAGTCGAGGGTAAAACTACTGATGGAAAATTAGGGTATTCAGTCGATGTTAATGATAAATACACAATTGCTGGACAACCAGGTAATAACGGAACTATATACACGTATGTTAACGAAACTAAACAAGAACATATAACAGCAGGTGAGAATTACCAAGTTGCTATGTCGGATAATCACGCAATTGCTGGTGCGTATAAAGAAAATAAAGTGTACATATACGATCTCGATTTTGAAGGTAAATTGAGTAATGTAAAAGTATTAGACGGTGGAAAAGCTGAAGTTTTAACACCGCCGGAAAATACGTATGTTTCTAATAATCCACCTAATTCTGAATTTGGTAAATCTGTTGCTATTTCTGACGATTATGCAGTAGTTACTGTACCCCAAGCTACCGTGAAACTAAGTAGTGGCTCTTATCATGCATCAAGAACGTATACATCAATTATATACATATACGAAAAAGGTTTCGATGGTAAGTGGGAGACCCGTAAAGAAATAACTGAAGACTACGGTGATACCATTGCCGTTTCGGGTAATACCATAATCATATGTGGAAACAATGAAGTGTACATATACGAACGAAAATCGGACGGTGAATGGGGTAAAACTCAAACAATTGAAGGAACAGGATCATTCGGACATTCTGTTTCTATTTTGGATGATTATATGCTTATCGGAGCACCAGACAATAACGGATCCGAAAGTGGAGCATACTTGTACCAAAACCAAGGCGGTGATAACCCCTGGAAACAAATCGGAGAAAAGATAATTCACGAAGACGTCGACGGTAAAGAATTCGGCCGATTCGGGTCTTCAGTATCAATAAGTGACGAGTATGCAATAATCGCAACACTAGATAGTGTTTACATATACAAACGCATATACGGTAAATTGGACAAGGGAACAAAGGTACCACTTTCCATTACGAGTGGGCAGATTCAAACATCCATTTCGAATAAATACGCCGTCATTGGTGCATATAAGGAAGTAGAAGATTCATTTAGTAGCAAAGGTGCAATATACATAATTGATTTATCGAATGTTGAGTATGAGGAAATAGAAATTGCCAAGGCAGACGAGAGTGCACCCGTAAAATACGTATGGGTCGGATATGAACCTGGTAAGGTAGAGGGTGCAGGAGAAGATTGGAACAGGAGGCTTTCACTTCATAAAATTAAAGTAATGTCTGGTGGTGTAGATATTGTAGCAGGTTTTGGTGTATATGATAATGCTACTAATAAAAACCCTAAAGGTGCTGAATATAGTAGTGTATCGACCTCGAGTTACTGGTTGGGTTTAAGTAACCCCTCTAATCCAGAGAAGATACCGTTTGTCCAGAACGACAACGTTGGTCCTTTCTCTACTTTTTTTGTATCAGAAGAAGCCAAGAGTAACTGGATTAAGATGGAATTAGATAAAGGGTACAAAGTGTCAGAAATAGATGAAGTTGAAGTGTGGAATAGTACAAACAGTAAGTGGTGGAAACAACAATGGACGGGTACGTTTGTTAAGTTATTGGATTTTGACGGTAATGAAATTCGTAGATCAAACGAAAATGTACCTACATCTATATATGACGCTATTAAAATCAATATTCAAAAATTTACATTTCCGACGGATGACGAGAATGTTAAGTATATATGGGTCGGGTATGATGATAATCCGTTCAATTCATCGTTAATCCTTAGCGATATTAGAGTTTTTGTAAATAATAAAGATATCGTAAGTGGTTTAGGTAAAATTTATGGTGAAATTGAAACTAGTAGTTTTAAGGAAGCTTATGAAGATGACGATACTGAATATGAAAAAACTGAGAACCCTGAACAAGTATTATGTGACGGGAATCTTGTACTTAACAGTATTTATGGAGGCACACGTAAGAATTATTACGCGACAGGAATAACCAGTGATTCAAATTGGATTAAGATTAAGTTACCTAAATCGTATAAAATGGAAGATATACAAAAAGTCGAAGTTCACGCAGTTGATGGTGGTATTGGATGGGCAGGTACGTTTGTTAAGTTTTTGGATTATACTGGTAAACCAATTGCGAAATCAACAGATAAGGTATTAGATGACGGAAAGGTTTCAGATGACGGAAGTGGTTCAGATAGTGTTAGTTCTAAAATGAAAAAGTTTGAAAGCTTTGAAAATATTTAAAAAAAATGTACAAGTATTATAACATGGCGTTTAATATTAAAAATTTATTGACTAATAATAAATCAAATAATACGGTATTAATTTTCGTTTCTATAATAATTACAATTTTTACTATAATTGTAACTTATTACTTATTATCAGGAGACGAAGAAGATACCGATACGGATACCGATACCGATACGGATACCGATACGGATCCCGATACGAGTTCTAAAAAGAATATAACAATGCCTTTTATAACTTATAATGAAACTGATGCGTATACCAAAACAATAATCCCGAAAAACGATACCGACGAACTTGGTATTCAAAATAACTCGTATAGCGGGTACGAGATTGAAAAATACACTTACGAAAATGAAGATATTGAAAAGATCTTATCTAAAAACGTAAAATTTTCGTTTAGTTGGAAAAATACGTCCGGGTTTACAAACGTAAAAAAGATTACGTTTAAAAGGTACGTATTCGACGAAACTATGAATAAGTCCGGACCCTTAAATGACGGTGAATTGTCGTACGAACTTTCCGGAACTGGGTATATCATAGATACATACTCTATTGAAAGACCAATTGCGAGTTCGGATGAAAATATGAAATATTTTAAAAACTTTAACGAATCCGATTTGGTTATTACGTTCGATAACGATACAAAAACAAAACTAGACACAACTAGTACGTGTTTGACATACAGTACGACTGATGAAGAATTAAGTTCGTGTGTTAAAGACGATTTGTATAACGTGATCGGTCGAAACTATATTACGGTAAAAGCGGAATACGTAGAAGATCCAATGTACCCGAACGATATAGCCGAAAAATATTTATACAAAGGTGGTGATGGCGTTTCCATACAAACTGAAGACCTCGATATGTCGCTAAGAATAATAAACCCTTTATCGCAAACGTTTCCACCAGGTACGAGTGGTCAAACATCCTCATCTGAATATGATGAAATAAAGTATACACTTAATATTGGAACAAGT